TTTTTATCAAAATTGATAAACAGTACGCCTTTACCAGGCTGCGGATTGTGACCACCTGCCATGTTTTCACCCCTTCACGTTTAATTTTTCAAGTAATTTAATAGTTGATACAGGCCCGAACTTTTTGATTGTGTCGGCGTTCAACTCCTTTAATGCTGCTGTCTTTTGTTTTTTAACTTCTTCAGATAACTTTTTGCTGTCACGTACCTTATCGACAAGTTCAACGTAACCTATCTGCCAGGCTTCCTCATTTGCATAGTGTGCGTAAACCTGCGGCTCATGCTCACCATTAGGAACAACCAAAGGGATGCCATCGGAAACATCTTTCAAGTTTTCCAGATCGTCGAAAGAAATGTCAGCAACTGGCGGCGGTGTAATGTCCTTCTCTACCGGCTTGACAGGCTCCATGTCCTGCACTTCTTCCGGTGTGTAGGTTCCAATGACGCAACCAGGATAAACGGCTCTGATGCCCTCTGAAACAACTCTTGAACGCAACATTGCGCGTGGGTACTTTTGCCAGCCAGAACCAGGCTTGTTTAGACCAATGTGATTAGCTTGTTCAATGGTCCAAGTAACAGTTAAAGAACCGCCGTTTGGGTGAGTGAATGTTCCGCTTACCTTTGTGTCGGTGTATTCAACCCAATCAACGCGCCCACCTGCTGCTTGGAAACGGGCCAACATCGAATCGGCTTTCAAAGTAGGCCGATTTTGCACAATGTGATAGTCACGCGCAGCCGTTGCAAAGTGTTGGCCTTCAGCTTGTGCAACCAAACCAAGTGCTAGGACTTGATTGACGTCCTTCATGCCAAACAATCCAGACTTTGCGATTGCTTCAGCCATTGCTTGCATATCTTGAAACGGAATAATGTTACTCATGATTAACCTCTTAATTCAAATTGTGGCTCTTTATGGTAGGAATTTTTACGCACACGAAATTCAAACAATTCATTAAATTGCGGATACTTTTTAGCAAACTTTCGTGCGTAGTGACTAATCCATCCATCATCAATTTTAAAATCCTCATCAAACGCGCCAATTGCTGTTTCCCATCTGATCCGGTGAAATATGCTTTTGGCTGAATAATGTTTTCGTCTGGCTGCAATTTGTAACGCAAACTTTTCAAACAACTGCCAGATTTGTGGATTTTCATTATCAAACACCGCAAAGTTTTCAGCAGTCCATTTGTTATTCATTTGATTAAAAACCTCCGCGAACCTGGCGCTTCCATCACAAACGTGTCGTAAATGTCAGGCATGGCCTGTCGGAACATGTCAGCATTAAATCGCTTGCTAGACTTGGCTGTTTTCCATGTAGCTAATATCTCGCCACCCATGCTGGAAAGAACTGATGCCTCGCCCATTGCGTTACGGATAGCAAGCTCAGACTCGTCAATGTGCGCGTCTAACACTTTTGCCTTTTCCTTCAATTGTTTTAAGAGTAGGCAAATCTGCTCGATAGAACGGTTAGCAACAACTGTGTTGTCGTTACTGTGTGGATAGATCAGCTTTGCAGCTTCAATGCTGTCAGGCTCAGGCAGAGTACCGGCTTGCACATGTCCCCATACCATTGCCATTTTCTTAATGAGTTCTTCTTTTTCGCCATCCGTTATTTGGAAATCGAAGGTACAGAACTCTTGCCCACCAAAGAGGACCGCAAGGACAATTCGGCTGATGCCATGAACAGCACACTCATGTACCAACTGAGCATAATCAGCCCCAGGGATAATATTGTTATCACAGTCATACTTGCTACGACTTCCAGCGGCGTAATTTTTAGCTTCAACAAGTGTAGTGCCATCCGCACTAATAAAATCAAAGTGGCTCCGCATCCAAGGCTCATTACGGTGAGACAAACTGTAGTCAGCATCTTTCAGCTCCATTTGTAATTTATCTTGTGCTAGGCGTCCGATTAGCAGCTGCATGACCAAACCCATGCGGACCGCTTCAATGCCTGACAGATCAGGAATTTCCATTTTTCCCTGCTTAGTCAGCACCACCTCGGCTGCTTTGCCGTTTGCTACTTTGCGCGAGTCACCGGACCAGATTGCGCTATTGCGTACTTCAGGTGAAAAATCGTCCATGATTAGGCTCCGATACCGAATTCAGATTGATCGTAAACAACTGGCTCAACTTGTTCAAACAAGAGTGCAGCGGGTTTGCATGGATAGCTCTCCAGGCGCATCATTGCGGCATATTCGGTTTTGTGTTTGCCTTCGACCAGGTCAAGGCCCAGGGATGGATGAGCGCAATTGCGCGAGGAGTAGTGTTTGCAGTTAATGCAAAAGAGAGGGGTAGTCATCAAATTTTCCTTAGATAGTTAGGTTTAAATCCATTGGGGCCTTTGGGGTTCCAATGGGGTACAACGGTGAAACTGAGAGCATTAGAACAGATAAAATTGCTTCATGCAACTATTTTTTAAATAAAGTGAATCTTGTGTATACGCACACACACACATACGCACGTACGTACGTGAGAAAAAGTGGGGGCGATTGCCGTATACGCATGTGGATAACTCTGTGGATAACCTGTGGATAGGCTGTGGATAACTTTAATGCAAGCACTTTTATATCAAATATAAATAAAGAGTATTTATACTCTTTAACTATAAATGCTTTTCTATAGGTAAACCCTTATAAGGGTTTATTGATATAAATGCTTTGTTTTCTATTTCTATTTACTATTTGATTGATATGAGCAAAGCACAAATGCTGTTTAAATCGATTTTAAATGGCCTACAATCGAAAAAAAACCATGGCAGGTATGTTGACCAGGGTTATCGGTAAAAACGGCTTAAAACACTTATTTATCGTTTTCTTTTGCTTTTAAAAATAATGCAATTGATTTTAATATGTCAGTTTGTTGATTTAATATCTGTAAAATTAAATCAAATTGTGCATCATGATTATCTAATTGTTCCTGATAATTATCGTTTTGCTCATTAGCGATAATTATTGATTCTTTAAGTTTTCCCATGTTAACCCCTTATTAAAAAGACAATAATAAAAAAAAGAAAATGTACATTATGGCAAAACAGAAAATACCGGCGATTAATTCCAAAATAGTTTTAGGCATGGTTAAACCCGATCATTGTTGTTAGCGTATAAAACGGCGTCGTCATAGTTGGAAAACCATTTGTAATCGCCGTCCTTAAATTCGACTAAGTATTCGACGCCAAACCATAAAATGATTGCATTATTGTTTTTAAAAACGATATTGTCTGTAGTATCAACTGTGAACATAATTCCCCCATTAATGAATTTTATAAGCAACATTCTTGATTTCACGGTCCCAACAGTCTCTGCAATCCTTACATTGATTATCTTGCATCGGCGCTTTACAAGTGAAATCAACAGTACTGACTACCGTTGACGTATTGCCGGCGTATGAAGGCTCTTTACCGTCAACCATTGCACCGGATAAACGCACGCATAGATTCTTAGGGAAATCGCCGAAAAGCTCTTTAAATTGATAAACGAGCTTTTTTTCTTTGGTAGGCAACCAGAAATTGACGCCTGGCAATTGATCTGCAATTCGCGCTATGTCTAGCAAATGCTGGAATGATTGCAAATCGCCAGCGTCATGCCAGCGAAAATAAGTCTCTTTTGAGCTTGCAATTAGCTTGACCATAGAATCAACCCAGCTGATCGACGATAAGCCGTTAAAGCGCTTTTGATGTGCTTGTGTAACGCTGGGATATTGATAGTTTGCTTTTAAAGCATAGCAACCGAAACATACCGAGCCTTCGATTTTTGCGAGCTTAGCGCCGACATTGCAGAGCTTTGCAGAAATGCCATAAGACAATCCAGGCATTTTGCTAGGTTTACCTAATGAGCCGGCAATTTCATTTGCGAGCTTTTTGGATAGTTTTGATGGAGGAACAGCGAATAGAATGGTTTGCATGATTGATTACCTTGAATGATTAATTACTTGATAATTAAAGTGTCTTAACAGCCTGTTGCACTTGAATCGAATAACCGGCTTTTTTCAATCGATCAATTACATGAAAAGTAAGGGTTTTTGTTCCTGCTATATCCGCAAACAGTTTTGCGGTATCGCAAACAGGATAAATGTTCTCATTGCCATACGTCGATTTGATTTGGACTGTGATTTGCATGATTAATCCCCTTCTTTTTCTGAAGCGATGCCGGCAATATACATAACAGTACTGACGATCATTGAAGCGATAGCGTAAAAAAATAGACCTTTGAAAGTGAAAAACAAAGACCAAATGCAAAACAACAGCATAGCGATCATTAATAGATATGATGTTTTCATGATTAATTACCTTTCTTGATTGATTGATTGATTTGCTGTGTTACTGATTATGAGTATACATGCTTCAATGCATTATGCAAGTGAATGAATACAAATATATTTTTATAGATTATCAAATATCAATAGATATCTTCTATCTTCTATATATATATAGAGTAGATATCAAGTAAGTAATATATTTATATGCATGCAAGTTACAAATGCCGAAAGCAAGGGGGCCCTATTCGCTTCATGCGCCGAGAATTGTGCTTTATGGGGCATGTGCATTGATAGCATCATTCAGCGTTGATTCTGGTAGCCTGGCATGTGTTAGTGAGTGCTTACGGGGGCGCATGGGTTGTTTGAAGTGAGTGCTTGCTAACGTAAGTGAGTGGTTACTCACATGGGTCTGAGTCCCAGATGTCGCGGACCCCATTCGCATTCCACCCCAAAAAAAATTCATGTTTTTCTGTGGTTCTGATATTCTTCATTTGCCCTTTGGACAAAGGGGCGTGTGAATCTCGCTTGAAGTGTGTTTGGCCCCGATCCCCCTCGGGGCTTTTTTTTGTGTATACTGAGAACAGGTTAATGAAGGAGGTGTGTTATATGACTATAAGCATTGAATCAAACGTAGAGATACCAAGTGAAAAGAAGAAGAATGATTATCCGTACAAGTTGATGAAGGTGGGTGATTCGTTCTTTGTGCCTGGTGCGAAGATAAGTATTATTTGCAACAGTAACTATCGGATGAGCAAGATGCTCGGTTGGAAGTTTATTGCTAGGAAAGAAGGGGAAGGGATACGGGTATGGAGAACGAACTAGATAACGATTCAGGCGTATTGAAGTTCAGCATTGACATGACGGTGGATACGTTTTTAGACCAGTACATGATTTGGCGTATGCGAGACACGTTGCGGTTTGAGGACGATCCAAAGGTGCGTCAGGCGTGTGAGGAACTGATAGATTATATGAGCGTAAATCCAATAGGGAATGATGATGAGTGATGTGCCTGAAAAGAACGCGCAAAGCATTGAGGAGTTCTTTAAGTCTGCTCCTGATGACGATAAGTTGCGCTACATGAAGTTTGCTTGGAACTTGGATAAAGAGAAGTTGTTTCATGAGTTGATGCGCGTACATGCTGAGAGTTCTAGGTTGCTAATGCAAGCTGAGATGGAGATTACTCACTTGCGAGGGGTGATTGATGGACCACCGACCACTCTTAACTGAGCATAGAGCTATCCTTCAGAAAGAGATGTTGGTAGCAAGCCGTATGGTGTCCAAAGAGGACAAGGTGGCGTTACTAACGCGCTGGAGGCAAAGCTACTCGCCATTGATGGTAGAGGAGTTATTAAGGGTTGCTAAGGACCCTAATGCTCGGGATAAGATTGCCAAATGGGATGTTGGTGGTTTTGATATGAACAGATTGAAAACAAAACGATGAGAGGTCATGATGGCTGAATCTAAAGAAGAACTCATGATGCGTTTAATAGAGCAGCAGCAATACGAAAACATGCGTCAAAGAATGTTGGCTAGAAACATGGCGTATGCGAATCCTGATTGGCAACAACAAATGACTCAACTTAACCCGCAACAAGAACAAGCCTTTTTGCAATGGGTGCAAGCTAATCAAGTACCGTTTGATCCTAAAGACAAGTTTCCTGATTACGATATGCGAGGTTATTACTTATCAACTTTAAATAATCCTCAAGCAACTCAAGCGGCAATAAATCCAGTAGACAATGAATTGCATTACCCAGACGATTTTAAAACGCCATATCACGAATCATTTAGTTCTGAATCTAAATGGGCAATGCCTGGCGCTCCATCATGGGATGGTGAGCGATTGATGTCACCTAAGGGTGAGGTCGTATACGAAACGCCAAAACAAAAAGAATGAGTACATTTAATTTAAAGCAGTTCTACAACTTTTGTAATCAATTAAAGATTGAGACAAAAGAGCAGGGTTTGAGGAAGATGGATAATCTTCTTGGTACACAAACCTATGTCATGAATGAGATTGCTCAAGGTTTAAAGGATGGCATCCATTTCTTTGTCATCCTAAAGGGGCGGCAGCTAGGCATTACGACGATTAGCTTGGCGCTGGATTTATATTGGCACTACATTAATGCGGGATTAAATGGAACACTCGTTACCGACACCGAAGAAAACAGAGACATGTTCAGGGGAACCCTTGGCGCTTACATGGATGGTCTACCGAAAGAATATAAGATTCCCATCCTTGCCCACAATAGGAATTCCCTTTCCCTCAAGAACAGAAGCCGAATCTTTTATCAAGTCGCAGGGCTTAGAGCAAAAGGAAGTCTCGGTCGTGGCAAGGGCATCACATTCCTTCACGGGACTGAAACTTCGTCGTGGGGAGATGAAGAAGGATTAGCGTCCCTCATTTCTTCTCTTGCAGAAACAAACCCTAAACGTCTTTACATCTTCGAGTCCACGGCGCGTGGATTTAACATGTTCCATGACATGTACACCACAGCCAAGAGGGCCAGAACTCAAAAGGCTATCTTCTGCGGCTGGTGGCGCAATGAGTTGTACATGGCTGATCCAAACTCCGCAGTCTACAAAACCTATTGGGATGGTCGACTAACAGTCGAGGAGAAGGAATGGACCAGAGAAGTTAAGAAGCTATACAACTTTGAGATTAACTCTAGACAGATTGCCTGGTGGCGCTGGAAGATGGAAGAAGGCGTCAAAGACGATGCCCTGATGTATCAGGAGTTCCCGCCTACTGAGGACTACGCCTTCATCATGACAGGCACATCCTTTTTCTCTAATGCTAGATGCACAGACGCTGTCAAAGCATTGAAGAAGAAAACGCCTGAATACTACCGCTACTCTTTTGGCGCTAACTTCCAAGACACGCAGGTCATCAAGTCCAATGAGAGGCTTGCCACCTTGAAAGTGTGGGAGCAGCCAATTGATACGGCCTACTACGTTATTGGCGCTGACCCTGCCTACGGCAGTAGTGATTGGGCAGATCGGTTCTGTATCCAGATTAACCGCTGCTACGCTGATGGCATGGAGCAAGTGGCGTCGTTTGCCACATCGGAATTAAACACGTACCAGTTTGCGTGGGTCATTGCCCACCTTGCAGGTGCTTACAAAAACTCCACATTAAACTTGGAAGTCAATGGTCCAGGTCAGGCGGTCATCAATGAGCTTAGGAACTTAAAGCGTCAGGCTGCAAGCATGGGTACAGCATTGGGCAAAGACTTACTCGATGTTTACGGCAACATGCAAAACTACATCTGGCGGCGTAATGACACTTTAGGCGGCGTGTCCAATTCTATTGGATGGCTAACAACAGCGGCAACCAAGGAGCGTATGCTCACTTACTTCAAAGACTACTTTGAGCGCAGCATGTTAGACATTTGGGACATGGACACCATCGAGGAAATGAAAACGGTGGTGCGTGAAGATGGCGGCATTGCCGCTTCGGGCCGCAATAAGGATGATCGGGTTATAGCAATGGCCTTGGCGTGTGCGGCATTTGCAGAGCAAGTGCAGCCACGTTTGATAGGCCAGAAGATCATCAGAAAAGTAAGCAGGGCGCAAGATGAGTTCAGCCCTGAACAACTTGCCGTTGGTCGCAACGTATCAGATTATTTAAAACGTATTGGTGTGTATGGAAAATAAGGTCATGCTAAAGGCCGAGCTACTGCTCGTCATGAAGCGGTTTCTTGCAGACGAAAAGCGGGGCATATCACATGCCCTATTTGCCGAACTTGCTGGCATATCTTTGGCCCACCTAAGAGATGTGTTCGTAGACAATAAACATCCTCTGACAGAGAACATTCAGAGAAAGGTGAGTAGAGCATATACTGCTTTACAAAATGGTGAGGTTGCAATAATGCAAAACAAGAATGGTAGTAGATACCTGCAATATAGGGATGAGGCTAAACCTGCTCTACGACGTTATACAGGTTTGGAATTAAAAGATGGAAAGATAAGCATTAAACTGGGTGTGGGTAATAGAATAAATTACTCTGACCCTACTTTAGGTGAGCAATTGAAAAGGGGATAATCATGGCGGTATTAAACGACTACAAGTGCAACAAACACGGTTACTTTGAAAGCAGGAAAGCCGAATGTCCTATGAAGGATTGTCAGGAGGAAGTTTTTATCGTCCACCTGCAAGCGCCTAGCTTTAAGTCAGACAAGACCAAATTTACCGACAAAACGGTCGAGCAATTGGCAATGGAGTTTGACATGAGCGACATTAAGTCTACCCGCGAAGGTGAGCATCAGTCGGGCTACCTAACCCGCAAGAACAAGTTCAAGGAAAAGGACTACGCCGAGGCCGAGAAGTACGCTACCCGCAAGCCGCGCAAGCAGCGCGAGAAAGTAGTCGTGCCAGAAGCGCCAAGAGAACCTCGCCCAGGGGACGCCGCAGTTTGGGGTGGAGGCTTCCAAAATTTAAGTATGGAGTCTATACTGCGCGGAAGTATTAAGCCGGTAAGAGGTGAATCGGTAGGCGTCATCCCATCAGAAGCCGGTATTACGCAAGGCCCTAAAATCGACGGTAGATCAACTTTGCGTGATCCCGATAACTTGCAGATTAAACGATGAAAATACCAAATGGCGTAGAGAGAGAAAGTTTTTATCTGGACATCATGCAAAAATGTATGGTGTCTAGAGAAGCGCGTAAAGGTGACTATCACATTCAACGCGCTTACTTTCTGTTTGGTTCGCCACCTGAAGAATCGCCAGCTTACTTCAACAAGATTAATCCACACTTAGATCAGCTAACATCGTTTCTCTACTCAGCAGAAACAACTCGCTTCTCTATTCAGCTAGGTGCTTCAACACACAATAACGAACATTATAAAACTCCTGTATTAACGCAAGCCATCAATGATGAATGGTTTAACAGTAACGCTGACCAAGTATTCTCTACTGCGTTGACATGGGCGTTATGTTACGGAAGTACGTTTATAAAATTAACTACTAGAAAGGGTATCAACCCTTACATGGTAGAACCCGCCTCTATTGGAGTTTTAAGAGAGGACGCGCCGTATACAGACAGGCAAGAAGCCCTTGTTCATACTTACTATTTGACGAAGTCGGAC